CTAATAGTGTAGGTAGTAATAACAATCATTATGGTGATGGCTCATCTCAAAGAATAGGCGTTAGGTGGACTTGGTATCTAGGAAGTAACTGTACTGATTATACTCAAAGTTTAATACAAGAGAATATGGAATTAGCTCAACAGTTAGAGTTAATTAAGATGTGTAAAAGATATAACAACAAAAAGTTACCACCTCAATTTGCAACATTAGCTAGAAAATGTGAGGGTGTTAATGGCGAAGAAATGATTGACGATAGGCCACCTGAAGGTAAAAGTTACTATGATGAGCTTATGGAAGATATTATTGCAAATCCAAATAAAGTTCCTGCTAAAGAAAAGTATTATAATAAAACTGACGAATCTTTAAGATTAAATATCAAAGGCGATAAAAATTTAGAGTTAGGTAAGAAGTTAGTGATTCCAGACTTTGAAATACCTGTCAAAGAATAATTCTTCTTTCCCCCTACTTTTATAGGGGTACTATGATATCAAGACAGTTCTAAAAACCGCTTAGCGGGCGGCTATGAGATTCATTTTTTCTTCGATTCTCTAAATATTGGTTCTTATAAGTACTCATGTACATTCTTTGAGAAACCTACCTAAGCTAGCTCCTAAAAGATAGAGTAAGTATTCCACCATACAGTTATAACAAAAATAGTAGGAGATACAGGTAATACTATAAGCAAACCTAAAAGCGTAGCTAATCTTTTACGCCAATTTGTTGTTATTTTATTAAGTATTTTTAACAGCAAAAGTATTCCTTGTTAATTTATTAAGTATTTTTAACAACAAAATATTCCTTTATGCAAATCGTCTTTCAATTTCTTTAAGATATCTTGCTTTCACTTTATTCTTTGCTGTTTTTCCTATTGCTTCTTCTAGTTTAACTTTAGACCAACCTTTGATACGTGGTTTTTCATTACAAGTAAGATTTGGATTTGCTTTACGTTTTCCTGGGTGTATCCTTGCTACCATGCTATTCTCCTTTAATTGGTGGAAGAGGTAGGATTCGAACCTACTAGTCCAGAGGAAATGGATTTACAGTCCATCGTAACCCGCCATCGTTACCGCTCTTCCTATTATTTTTATGATTACGCTTTCCAAACTCTAACACCTTTGGTGCCATCTTCTATACATATTCTACTTATAGTTTTAAATAGAGGAGTAGCAGGTCTACTTTTAGGGTTTGCAAGTTGAGATTCAGGTACAAAAAAACTTTGACCTGATTCTAATTGGTGCCATGGATATTTGCCAGTTCCAGTACCGTACTTAGAATCTGGTATTGTTACATTATTATCAATTGAGAACATAATATTTCCTTTTTTAAGTTATTGAGATATTATTATAACACGAAAAGAATTATGTGTCAAGCACGCATATGTATTTAAATAACATATATGTGTTATGTGTATAGTTACTCATTACTTATCTCCCTAACACAAGTTCTACCACGCCAATCAGCATAGTGTACATCTGCATAAGTGAATGCTTCCTGGCATGAGTTGAACGAACCAGCATAGACATTTCCTGATGGCATACCACTTAAACTTACTAGCAAAATAAACTCTATCATAATATATTATTCCTAATTATTTAATTTAAAAAATCCAATCTTGTAACCAAGGATTGTTTATAATCCAACCTAAGATGTATAACATCAAGGCTGTAGTTGCATACAAAATCCCTTTTGATAACATTGATATCATATTCAACTCGCTAATAGACTACAAGAAGGAGCCGATTTAAACTTGTTTATGTTACTGATAAGTGTATCACGATTCATTACACTTGGCAATGGATACTTACCAAATACTTTAGCATACTGATAACAATATTCTTCTTGCAATGTTTCTAATGCATATTCTTCTAATGCTACAGTTTGATACCATTGTTCATATTCCATAATAATCTCCTATTATTTTTTTAATAAATCGTCTAGTATTACACTTTTAAACTTGTTTGTTTCTAGATTAATCTCTCCACCATATTTTTCAGATGTTTCAGACTTTAATTTAGACTCATCTAAAGATTTATAGTGGTCTTGCGATAATTGTATAATTGCATAATGTACAACTTTCATCAAGTCATCCTTATTACGACCTTCTTTCTTGCCATACCTTTGAGCATACTTTAGAATATTGCCCATACAGAAACCTGTACCATGACCTTGGTCAATGATAATTTCAGTTGCCTGATAATTTTTAGTTTGAGCGTAATGTGATTCATAAGTCTTATTCACATAATCCATTATATCATTTACAATTACATTTTCACTAAACTTGTATTGTATTGTCATCTTGACGTCCTTTCTTCATATTTGCTTTTATTATAAGTTTTTGAGTTTTGGTTAATTTAGGGTCAATAAATCCTTTAACCTTTCTTTTTATTCTAGCAGAGTCTACACCAAGTATAGCACAATAGTTAATAAACGCCCAATGGTCTTCACTTTCTTCATTAAGAATCCAGTCGATTGCATCGGCCTTGTGTTTTAAATACCTGGGTCTCTTTCCCATGTACATAGTATCTTCAACTGCTTGAGTTATTATTGCCGTAATAAAGTTTTCATCTGGTGTCATTATATATCCTTTTCAATTTGCGAGAAGTATGCCCAATAGTGGTCACCGTTCTCTGTTACATATCCAATTGAACCTGCATAATCAAGTTCAGTATCATATTCTTGTATCTGTATACCAAGTTCGCCAGCAGGGTCATTTGTCTTTGTTGCGATTGATATGTCAGTTACTTTTCCATATCTTGTATTTGCACCAAATTTTTCATTTACAGTTACATCATCTTCTATTTTAATTAACACTCATTAACTCCTGTCAATTGAATATAAGCCTTTTTAGTAGGGTCTAATCTTAATGCAGGGTCTTTAACTTCAACCTTCTTGTACATATCTTCTGGTCTCCAAGCATCTTGTAAGTTAGACTCAATACTGAAAGAAATTTGACCTGCAAGTTCAGGCAATTTAGAAACAAAAACTTTTGCAAATTTATCTCTTTGTTCTTCATTCATGTTAGCGATAGTCTCAACGAGGCTATCAACTAAAACTTCATTCATTGTGTCTATCATGCGGCCTCCAACATTCTCATTGGCACTCTATAAATTCTACCAAGCATATCAACTAGACATCTACTCTGCATAATTTTAGTAATTACACCAGGAGTTTTTTTAGTCTTTTGAACAACATTGACCTTTTGACCAACCTTTAAAGTTGCTTTCGCACTTAATATCTTGCAATCATTAATGAAAGCTGAAAGTTCGTTAAGTTGAACAAGGTTCATTTTTTGTATTTCAGATTTTACATTTTTCATAATATAGTTTTCCTTCTGTTTAGTTTAAGTAAAGAGGACCAGTCCATGCGATAAAGTAATTACCGTCAAGCACATTTCCTCTTGGTTGATTTAAAGCAGGTCTGTTATAACTCGCAGGTTTTAACACATCACCTTTTTTAAATTTGCCGTCATCTTCTCTAATGATAAAAGCAAAAGCGCTTTTATTTTGAAGAACTTTAAAGTATTTGCGACCCATTTTAATTTGTGTTTCTGAGTCCCACTTAGCAAGTTGTTCAAGACGATAAGAAGATGTAGATTGACCGTCTTTAGGAGCAGTCCAATCATCGTAGTTCTCTTTAGCACCCGCCATCATATTCTTGATGCCAGATAAAAGAGAAGTTGATTTTTTAGTAACTAGTGTTTTCATAATATAGTCGTTCCTTTTCAATTGTTTATGTAGTAATTATATCGTAAAAGTAAGATAATAACAAGTCTTTTTTCATTAACCTTTACTAGTGGAAACCATTAAGCAGTTCGGGTGGGTCTAGTTCGTTGTCAATGACTTCATCAATGTTAAATGCATTGATATCAATTAAGTCAAGAGCAACATCTGATTCTAAGATTTCTTTCTTAGCCTCGTCTTTGTCGATAAGACCTTTTTTAAGGTTTTCGAAGACTGTTTCTACGAATTTTTCAGCTTCGTCCCAGTAGTAGTTTTTAGTTTTAGACATTATTTGTTCTCCTTTGTTGTTTTTTCATAATATACACATATTATACACTAAAATAGGATATAATGCAAGAACTAAATGGATTATTCCATGGAATAAATTGTCGCACTCTAAAAACCCTTATTTTCTGTATTTTTTTCATTTATATGTATATTATACAATAAAAATAGACCCTTGTCAAGTAAAAAATGGATTATTCCATACTTTTTTGGTATTTTTGTCTTTTTTACTACTATTATACAATATTTTCAAGTTTTTGTAAAGCTCTTATAAATAGTTTATATGAAAATAAAGGAAAAATCAAATGTACGAGTATAAATGTAAAATTAGAAAAGTCGTTGACGGTGATACCGTTGATATTGACATAGATTTAGGTTTTGGTATATGGCTCAATGATGAAAGAGTGAGAATTATAGGCATTGATACTCCTGAATCAAGAACAAGCGATAAAATCGAAAAGATTTTCGGTTTAGCTGCAAAAGAGAGAGTGCAACAACTATTAGGTGACGGTGCTACTCTAATATCTAAAGTTAAAGGTGATGGTAACGAAGAAATGCGAGGCAAGTTTGGTCGTATTCTTGGTGATTTCAGAACATTACAAGGAGATTTACTAACTTCTAAATTATTGAAAGAAGGACACGCTGTTGCTTACTCAGGTGGTAACAAGGAAGTGGTTCAACCAAAACATTTAGAGAATAGACAAAGATTAGTCAATGAAGGTAAAGTAAATGTTGAAGGTATGGAAATAACCAAACCTGCATTAGTACAAAAACCAATCGTTGAAGAAGAACCGGTTGTTGAAGAAGTTTTAAAATACAAGAATGGTAACATACCAGTTAAGAAGAAAAAGAAAACTACTAAAATGAAATAGGAGATTATTATGGGATTTTTATCAAATATATTTAGCATTTTCAAGGAAGCACCAACAGTTAAAAAGACTAAACGTGCCAGGGAAAAAGGTAAATACAAAGCAGACGATAAATCTACAAAAGACTACAATGAAGCATGGGTAGGCGGTAAAGCACCAAAGAAAAAGAAGAAAAAATAATGCAAGGCATTTTTGTAATTAGAGACAAAGGTCATTTTTTAGAATTTAGTAATTATGACGACATACCTCAAAGTTTCGATAATGTTATAAGATTCGAACCAACTCCTCCTGAGCCTCCTCACACAGAGAAAGAACATAAGGAGATGGCAACTTACAATGTCAAGTTAAAAGAGTTAATGAAAAGAGAGAAAAACTAAAAATGGCTATTAGTGTAAGTGTTAGTCCTGGTTCTGGTTCAGTTGTAACAGCAACAGAAAGACTTGGAACAATTAATGCAACCATTACTGTTAGTGATGATACTGAGTCTGTACCTGGAGGGCCTACACCTGTTTCTTTTACTTCTGTATCATCAACGACACATCCTGGAATTACTATGACTTCAGGAACATCATCATGTACACTTGTAGGGACTTATGAAGATTCTTTTACTGATGAATTTAAATATGTTGAAAAAGGAAGTAGTGATTTAGCAGGTTCGCCCACAATTGTGATTGGACTTGATAACCTTCCTAGTAACAAATTATTTTATAATTTAAATCAAGATGCAACAGCTTCTGTTACGAAGTCGTATACTGTTACTGCAACTTCTAGTGGTGGTACAAATACTTTTACTGTTACACAGGTAGTTAATAACGAATTAGAATCAATCAGAAGTGCTGTGGCTTCTTATTATGTTTAGAGATATAAAATGCCAGCAGTAACAAGAGTTGGAGACGCTGATGTACCACATTGTGGTGCTATGGTTAGGGCGCAAGGTTCTGGAAATGTTTTTGCAAATGGTATACCTGTTAGCAGACAAGGTGATGTGAATACTACTCATTTACTACCTGGTGGTAGAACTTGTCCATCTCATAATGCTGGTATTACTTTAGGTTCAGGAACTGTTAAAGTTAATGGTAAAGGATGCGGTCGTGTTGGAGATAGTCTAAGTAGTTGTACATCTGTAGCTGCTGGGTCAGGTAATGTATTTGCAGGTGGATAACGGTATAAATATAGCACAGGAGAGATTGTTAAATGTCAAGATATGACGCAACACAAAGTAATGAAAGTAAAAGAAGCGCTAAAATCTATCGTGATTTAGATTTAGATTTTGAAGCTAATTCTGCTACAAAAGATATTCAAAAACTTAGTGATGTTGAGGCAGTCAAAAGAAGTGTTAGAAACTTGATTAACACTAATCACTATGAGAGACCATTTCATCCTGAGATTGGTTCTAATTTGAGAGGAATGTTATTTGAAAATATTACTCCACAAATGACTCATGCGATTTCAAAACAGATTGATTTATTATTAAAGAATTTTGAACCGAGATGTAGATTAGTTCAAATTAACGTACAACCGTTTATCGAAAGAAACGGATATAGAGCTTCAATATCTTTCTTTGTAGTGAACACTCCAGAGAGAGTTGAAGTAGAAACTTTTTTAGAAAGACTAAGATAAAAATATGGCAACTAAATTAGAAATATCAGAATTAGATTTTGATGGTATCAAATCAAACCTAAAAAACTTTTTATCACAACAAGACGAGTTTAGAGATTACGACTTTGAAGGTTCTGGTATGGCAGTTCTTTTAGATACACTCGCTTACAACACACACTATCTTGGATTCAATGCTAATATGTTAGCAAATGAAATGTTTTTAGATAGTGCTGATTTAAGAGCAAGTGTTGTATCAAAAGCAAAACAAGTTGGTTATACACCGACAAGTTCTACGACTTCATCAGCAATTGTTGATGTAACAGTTAATAATGCTAGTGGTGCTACACTTACTATGGCAAGAGGAACAAAATTCTCAACAACTGTTGATGGCACTTCTTATAATTTTGTAAACAACGCTGATTTAACTATTACACCTGTTGATGGTGTTTATAAGTTTAGTAATGTAGATATTTTTGAAGGAACATATTTAAATTTTAAATACACAGTAAACACATCTGATATCGACCAACGATTTATTATACCAAATGATAATGTTGATACAACTACATTAACAATTAAAATTCAAGAATCATCTTCTGACTCTACAACAAACACCTATACACTTGCATCTGGTATTACAGGATTAGATTCATCATCTAAAGTTTTCTTTTTACAAGAAGTTGAAAATGGTAGATATCAAGTTACTTTTGGTGATGGTGTTTTAGGAAAGGCTGTCGCTGATGGTAATATTATTATCATAGATTATATTAATACAAATAGAGCAGAAGCAAACGGCGCTAGTACATTTACATTAAATAGTACAATTGGCGGATTCTCTACTTCAACTATTACAACTGTTGACAACGCAAGTGGAGGTGCTGAACCAGAAACAATTTCATCTATTAAATATAATGCACCAAGAGATTACTCAGCACAAGACCGTGCTGTAACAGCAGACGATTACAAAGTTCTAGTTAAAAGTTTATATGCAAATGCTCAAGCTGTACAAGTGTATGGTGGTGAGGACGCAGCTATACCAGATTATGGTAAAGTTTATATATCAATTAAAGCAAAATCAGGTTCAAACTTAACAGAATCAACAAAAGCAAGTATTGTTGCAAGTCTTAAACAATATGCTGTTGCTTCTATAAGACCAATAATTATTGACCCAGAGATAACTTATCTTACACTCAATACAAATTTTAAATATGATACTGGTGCAACTACAAAAGATGTAAGTACACTTCAAACAAATGTCTTAACAGCAATTTCAAATTACAATGCAAACACCTTACAAGACTTTACTGGTGTTTTTAGACATTCACAATTGTTAGAAGATATTAACAATGCTGACACATCTATTTTAAGTAATATTACAACCATTAAATTATATAAGTTTATCACACCAACTTTAAGTGAATCTTTAAAATATACACTTTCATTTAACAATGCATTTTATAATCCTCATTCAGGTCATAACACGACAGGCGGTGGTGTCGTATCATCAACAGGTTTCAAAATTAGTAATGACGATTCAACTAACGAACATTTTTTAGATGATGACGGTGCAGGTAATGTTAGAGTTTATTATTTAAGTGGCACAACAAGAATTTATACAAGTACAAGTTTTGGTACTGTTGATTATACAACTGGTGAAATAATTTTAACATCAGCAAATATAACAAGTATTTCAAATATTGATGGTGCTGCTAGTACAAGAGTAAGAGTTTTTGCTATTCCTGATTCTAATGATGTTGTTCCTGTTCGTAATCAAGTTTTAGAGATAGATATTTCTAACTCAACTATAACTGGTAATATAGATACTGTTGAGAGCGGTTCATCACAGGCAGGAACTTCTTTTACAACAACTAGTAGTTATTCATCATATTAATGGTAATGGATAACAATGACAACATTTAAAAAAACAAATAAAAAAAAATTATCAAATTTAGTTAAGAGACAATTACCAGAGTTTGTTCTTTCAGAACATCCTAAATTTGCTGAGTTTATAAAGTCTTATTATCTTTTTCTAGAATCAGCAGAAATACGATTATCATCTTTTACTTCGGTAGACAATATACTTTTAGAAGGTGAAGGTGCAGCTAGTAATTTTGTCCTATTAGATAGAACAGATGCTTTTAGTTTAGACGCAGGTGATAAGCTTGTAGATGAACAACTTTCTTTTTCAGGTACACTACAAAAAAGTGAAATAATAACTGGTGCAACATCAGGTGCTACAGCAACTATTCTTGCTGAAGATTTTTCTAATTCACGATACACCATTTCAGCAAATAATGCTTTCATTACAGGCGAAACTGTAACTGGCGCAACATCTGGTGCTACAGCAATTGTAGGTAAATATCGTGCAAATCCTGTTGAGAACATTCAACAACTTTTAAACTATTCCGACCCAGACCATACAATAGAAGATTTCTTATCGCAAATGAAGGAAGAGTTTCTTAAAACTATTCCAAAAGATACACACTCTAGTTTAAATACAAGAAAATTAATTAAGAATATTAAATCTTTATATCGTGCAAAAGGAACAGATAAGGCTCATAAAGCATTTTTCAGAATGTTATTTAATGAACCTTCAGAGGTATATAAACCTAATGAAGATATGTTACGAGTGTCCGATGGTAAGTTTTCTACAAATACATTTCTTCGTTGTACACAAACAGCAGCACAATCAATTAACAATTCAATATTTTTAATTGGTCAACAAATAAAGCAATCAAATAATCCTGCTGATGATGATATAAACGAAGCAACAGCAATTGTTGAAAATGTTACAAAGTTTAGAGAAGGTACTGTTGAGATTATTGAGATTGAAATTAATGATGAAACTACTGTTGGTACTTTTGTCAATGATGAAGTAATTGAAGGTGCTAATTTTAATGACCTTAACGAGATTATAAAACTTACAATAAGTCAAGCAGTATCATCAACAACAATAACAAATGCTGGGGCAACACTAACCGTTGGTGATGAGGCAACAGTATCAGGCGGTGGTGGTGCAGGTGCTCGTATTCAAGTTCAAGATATAACTGGTGCAGGCGTTGATGAGGTTATCGTCAATGTGGCTGGTACAGGTTATCAAGAAGGAGATGTATTAACATTTAATTCAGGAACAGCTGAAGCAAAAGTTGCTGTTGTAAATGGTGGTTTTGCACCAGAAACAGGAAGTGTTGCTGTACATTGTGAATTAGAAACAGGAACAATTACAGGTTCAGGTTCTGGTGATATATTATTAGAGGACGCTATTGATAGTGGTGCAGGTGGTAAACTTTTAGATTCTGCTTCACAAGAAGATGAGACAGAAATTAGATTTGAATTAGAGAATGAAGTCGGACATTTATTAAGTGAAGAAGATGACAGTCAAGTATCAGACACTTTCTTTATCTTAAATCAAGACTCACAACCAAATATTCCTTACTTTATGGAAGATGATGACCATATTGTATTAGAAGAATTTACTCAAAATGATGGATTACATATTGGTGATAAAATAGTTCAAGAAAACTCTACTGGTAATGGAGACATAACAGATATTAGAATGATATCAAGTGGTGGTGGATACACTACATTACCTACAGCAACAATTTCTGGTGATAGATTTATTTCTTTAGAAGATTCTACATCAAGTATATCAGCACCTTTTAGTAGAATAGAATTAGAAACAGGTGGAAGACTTTTATCAGATATTGCTTTTGATGGTGCAAGTACTACTGTTATACCTTATGGCGATGATATAGGAAAAGCAACATCATTAAATATTATTGAACATGGTATTGATTTTACATCAGCCCCAACACTTGCGTTTCCTAAATATGCTATTCTTAAAACAGTTTCAGCAGCAATAACCGAAGATGAAACATTTACAAGTAATGTAAGTGGCGCAACAGGAACGGTTGTTGACTTCACAGCGCCTCTTTTAAAATACACAGCAACAACAAGTGTATTAGAAGAAGATGATACAGTTACCTTTTCTGGCGGCACAACAGCGATTGTAGTTAAATCAAATAATCTTACTGCAACAACAGCAATCAATACAAGAATACAAACAGCAGGAAAATATATTGCTCAAGATGGTCATTTATCAGAATTAACTAAAAAAGTTCAAGATAGTTTATACTATCAAGATTTTTCATATGTTATAAAAGTTTCAGAATCAATTACTAAGTGGCGAGACGCTATTAAGAAAGCAACTCATCCTACTGGATTCTATGTAACTGGAGAAGTGAACATTGCAACTCAACTAGATGTTCAAGTTAAACGACCAGTTGGTGCTACATTGTCTCAAGGATTGTTCTCTGGTACTGAAGATAGTCCTATCTACATGAGATTAAATACTCTATTCTCTACATTCTTTGGTAGACGAACAGGCGTTGGATTTAAATTTATGAGTAATGGTGTCGAGTTAGATGGCAAAACAAAAGTATCATCAGCTGTTGCAAGAACAGGTATACCGATTGAAGTACATAATGATTATAGAGACCCAAATACAAATACACAAAAAGAATTAAATTTATCTCCTGAAACTACAATAGAAACTGAACAAAGAAGTAGAAACAGTTTTTATAGTTTGAATAGTTATAAAGTAAGAAATGTAGATGTAAGTAATGGTTTTGCATATGCAGGTCCAAGACAAAGAAATTTAAGAGCACCTTTTTCTAGATATGCTCACAATAATGGTATATTACTAGAAGGACATACAGAAACAGGTGATTCTAATATCAGATTAGAAAATGAATCAGGCGTACTTGCGAGTGAATTTGGTATTTCTGCAAGTACAACTATAGCAGATTGGGCACAATTAAGATTTACAGGAACTTTGAATACAAGTGTTGACGGAGAAACTATGAGAATATCAGACTTAGAGGGAACTAACAGTAATCTAAATCATAAAAACAATTTTGCTTTTCCTACAGACATCACCCAAGAGCCTTCATAAACTCTTATAAATAATAACATAGAACATAAATAATTTCAGGAAACTAAAATGGCAGCAATAGTAACAAACAAATTTAGAATAAATAATGCCGAACAGTTCGTAGAATCTTTTAGTGAAACGGCTGCAACGACATATTATTTGTTCATAGGAAGAGCACACTCTTGGGCAACAGACGCTGATGCTCAAGGCAACTCAATTAACGAGGGAACAGACGCTTCCCCACCAACACCTAATGATGATGTAACATCAGAGTTTTACAACTATGATGATATGTTAGGTGCAAAAATAATAACTTCAAGTGATGTATCACATTGTATACCACGAAGAAACTGGACAACAGGAACAACTTATGATATGTACGAACATAACATTAGTTCTTCTAACGCCGCTAATAGTGGCGCAACAAATTTATTTGACTCATCTTATGTGGTAATGAATGGCTCTTTTGCTGTTTATAAAGTGATAGAAAATGATGGTGCAACTGCTTCGACAGTAGAACCAACATCAACATCAAACTCAATTTTCGAAACATCTGATGGATATAGATGGAAGTATATGTACTCTTTAACATCTGCTGAAACTCTAAACTTTATGTCAACTGACTTTATTCATGTATCAACAGATTCTACCGTATCAGCTGCTGCCGTTGATGGTGCGTTAGACACAATCTTAGTTGTTGCTGGAGGTTCAAGTTTTAACACATCATCAGGTACAACTATTTCTGCAATCCCAATTCGTGGTGATGGTTCAAGTGGTGTTGCTTCTGTAGTAATCAGTTCAGGTGCTATTGCAAGTGCAACTGTTACAACTGCAGGAACTGGATATACTTTTGCATATATTAGAACGGCTGATATTATCGCTGCTACAAATGCTGGTGGTGCAGGGTCAGGTGATAATCTAAATGTAATTATTCCACCAAAAGGTGGACATGGCGCAAACGCTGTGAAAGAATTAGGCGGCTTCTACATCATGTTAAATAAATCACTTGTTGGTGTCGAAGGCACATCTGATATTGGTGTAGGAAACGATTTTAGAAGAATTGGTCTTTTAAAAGACCCAACTAACTTTGGAACATCAACGGTTGCAACTGCAACTACAAGACGACAAATTTATGCTACCATATTCTCATCTGTATCAGGAACATTTACTGCCGATGAGGAAATCAATCAGGCAACTACAGGTGCTGTTGCTAAAGTTATTGAATTTGATTCAACAAATAAAATTTTATATTACTATCAAACTAGATTTCCAGATGTAGGTACTGATACTAATGGTAACTTAACAGCAATAAGTGGTGCAAACGCAATCACAGGACAAAGTTCAAGTGCAAGTGCAACGCCTAATACAAGTAGTTCAGCTACAGTAAATGGGGTAACATTTGCTTCTGGTTATGCTAATCCAGAATTAGCATATGATTCAGGAGATATAATTTATGTCGAAGAAAGAAGTCCTATAACAAGGGCCTCTGACCAGACAGAGAATGTTAAATTAATTATTGAATTTTAGTAGAGGAATATAATGCCATCAAAAACTGATTTTAATGTTAGTCCATATTATGATGACTTTTCAGAAGCAAAGAAATTTCATAGAGTCATGTATCGCCCAGCGTTTGCTGTTCAGGCGAGAGAACTAACAACTCAACAAACAATATTACAAAACCAAATAGAGAAACTAGGTGACTCAATTTATAAACATGGGTCAATGGTTATTCCTGGCGAAGCAATTTATGATTTAAATTACTATGCTGTAAAATTAACCTCTTTCACAGGAACAATAACAAACTTTGTAGGTAGTAATGTAACTGGCGGAACATCTGGCGTAGTCGCTGATGTTGTTGCTGTTGTTGCAACTGATGGTACGGATCCAGATACCCTATTTGTTAAATACAAAAACTCTGGTACTGATAATGCTTCAGATAAATTTACTGATGGTGAAAGTTTAACAAGTGCTGTTTCTTCTGGTGAGACTGCTGTTGTAAATACTTGTGCTACAGGTTCTGCTGCTCACATAGAAGCAGGTACTTATTACATAAATGGTTTCTTTGTTGAAGTAGATAAACAAACAATTACATTAGACAAATATACAAATACTCCAGATTATCGTGTTGGTTTAACAATAAGTGAAGTTTTTACAACATCAACTGACGATACAAGTTTATTAGACAATGCAACCGGTTCATCAAACGAAAACGCAACTGGTGCTCACAGATTTAAGATTAATCTAACTCTTACAAAATTATCACCAACATCAACTGCTGACGCTAACTTTGTAGAGTTGTTTAGATTAAAAAATGGTAAAATACAAAACAAACCATTTGACCCTAGAGACCCTACTTTTCTTGAAGATACTTTAGCAAGACGAACTTTTGACGAATCAGGAAACTATGTTGTAAATGATTTTGAATTAGATATTAGAGAACATTTGTTATCAGGAACAAATCGTGGTATCTATGCAACTGGTGCTACTTCCGATGATGGTAATACTGCTACAGATGATAAGTTAGCATTTGGTATATCTCAAGGAAAAGCATATGTTCATGGATATGAAATAGGCAAGATAGGAACAACTTATGTTGATGTAGATAAGGCAAGAGATTTTGAAACTGATAGTGGTTCTATAACAAGATTTGATATAGGTTCTTTTGTCAATGTTGAAAATGTTTTTGGTTCACCTGACATTAACTTTGTATCTGGTGAGGTAGCAAACTATAAAACTTTAAGATTAGTAGATGAAAAACACGCAACAAGAGGTACCGTATTTGGTACTGCTCTCGCTCATGTTTTTGATATTGGTCGTGCAAAAACTAGGGCATTTGAATATAACTCTGGTACTGCTGTAAGTCCTGATTCAGGAACCACATCTCATTTATCAAACGCAACTACAAAAGATGTAAAATTTAAACATTATTTATTTGATGTAGAAATGTTTGGACACCTAAATGTAGAGGGCGCTATGTCAGGTGCATTAACAACTGGTGATAAACTAACTGGCGGCACTTCGGGTGCAACTGGTATTATAGAAAGTATTTCAACTGCTGGCACAGCAAACATTACAGGCGCTACTCAAGCGGATCCTGTTGTTGTTTCAATGTCTAGTGGTCATAACTTTACAGACGGTCAACAAATTACAATTGCTAGTGTCGCTGGTATGACTGATATTAATACAACTCATACTGTAAAAAATGCTACTGCAACAACTTTTGAATTATTTACTGCTCAAACAGCTGCAACAACTGTAGTTGAACCTTTAGACGGAACTGGTTTTACTGCTTACTCATCTGGTGGTACTGCTGTTCATACAACAATCGTATTAAATGATATACAAGGAGAATTTGTGGGCGGTGAAACAATTACTGCACCTACAAACTCTAGAACAGGAACAGTACAATTTGATTCATTCGGGTGTAAAGGTTTTGAACAAAAAGACTTTGGACAAACTAAAGGTGTTTCAATGGCAGGAAGTCCAACATATACTTCCAATGTTTCATTAGACTCAACCTTTGGTGATAATACAACATTATCTGGAGTGATTACAACAGTTAACCCTGCTGTATCTTCTGGTAGTATTATATTAGATGGTACAGATAGCACTGGCGCTGACTCTGACGATTCAATAATTTTAGAAGATGGAACTGAGACTGGTGATTTAGTAACTGCAATAGGTTTAGAAAATCCTGCTGACCAGGCTGATGTATTAGTTGGTTCTGGAACTAAATTTTTAACTGAATTAAAAATAGGCGACCAAGTTAATTTTACAGACGATGGTGGTAGTTCAGTTACAAGAATTGTACAAAACATTGAATCAAATACAAGATTACAAACCGAAGTTGGACTAGGCACTACAACTGCAACATCTAGACAACTAGTAAGACAAAGAACAAAACTTCAAGACTCAATTAAAAATACTGCAATATTTCCTTTACCTTATGATGTTGTTAAAACATTATTAACCGAAGATAACTCTGGATTAAGTGATACAAGTTTTAAATTCCGTAGGCAATTTGTAACAACTCTTTCAAGTTCTGGTACTGCTACATTTACTGCTGGTACTAACGAAGTATTTACTGCATTTAGTGAAAATGATTTTACACTAACAATCATGACAACAGGTTCTGGTGGCACAGGCGCTGCTGGAGATGTCATAACTTTATCAACAGGAAGTGATTTTACACTTGCTGGGTCCCCAACAGGTAAAACCTTAACAATAGATTTAGGTAGTGGATACAATGCTCACAAAGTTAAACTTACTGCAACAATTTCAGCTTCTGTTCTTAGTGCAAAAACAAAAACTAATACAGCCGACCAAACCGTAACAATAGATACTTTAGCACTTGCAACTGACGATTTTATAAGTCTAGGAAAAGCAGATGTTCATAAACTGAATAGTGTATTTATGGCAGCTGATTATGATACAGCTGCAGCCATAACTGATACAGACATTACAAGAAGATTTGAATTAGATACTGGACAAAGAGATAACTTTTACGATATAGGTAGATTAAAATTAAAACCAGGAGAGTCTCCACCAACAGGAAGATTATTAATTAATTTTGATTACTTTGAACATGGTGCTGGTAGTTTCTTTAGTGTTGATAGTTATACTGGTTTCACATATAAAGATATTCCTGCTTATACCTCAGATGTAACCGGTCAAGGTTTTACTCTCAGAGATTGTCTAGACTTTAGACCAAGAGTAGATAATGCTTCTACTATTAATTCTGGTGATGTTGATAGGTCTTTTGATGGCACAGGTGCTTCGGCAATTGAAACAATGAAAATTAATACCGATGTAACTGCTGATTTAGAATATTACTTGGCAAATAGAGCAAGAGTTTATTTATCATCAAAAGGTCAATTTGTAGTAGTCAAAGGTGCTTCTGCAATAGAACCAGCATTTGGTGAAACACTAAAAGACGCTATACATTTATATGATGTATTCCTACCTGCATTTACTTTTGATACCTCTACAGTAGAAATAAAAGCAATTGATAATAGAAGATACACAATGAGAGATATTGGTGGTCTACATAAGAGAATAGAAAATGTTGAATACTACACTCAGTTAAACTTGTTAGAACAAGACGCTAAATCTTTACAGATACAAGACGCTGATGGTTTTGATAGATTTAAAAATGGTTTCATTGTAGATAACTTTACAGGCCATGGTATTGGCGATGTTAGTGATAATGATTATTCTATATCTATGGATATGGCTGCGGGAGAATTAAGACCTTCTCACCATATGGATAATAGTAATCTAGTAGAATCAGATTCTTCATTGGCAAATAGTACTGCTATGACAGATGCTATTAGAACAACAAACGGTTATCAAAAAACTGGTGACTTAATTACTTTACCTTATACAGAAACAACAGAAATAGAACAACAATATGCTAGTACAACTGTCAACTTAAATCCATATGATGTTATATCATTTACAGGTCAAGTTGTTTTAACACCTGACCAAGATGATTGGATGGAAACAGAAACACTTCCTGAAATGACAATTGAAATTCCTAGTGTATTTGACACAATGACAGATGCTGCTGGTGAATCTGTACGAGAATTAAATTTAGGTACTGTATGGAATGAATGGAACAATAACTGGACAAGTGTTGATATTGCTGGTACCGAACAGACAGAAAGGGGTACTGAGAGAAGACCACAATGGCCACTAATCAGACGAGTAAATAGAACAACCGTAGATTCTCAAGAAGTTAATAATAGAACAAGAACAGGCATGAGAACATCTTTAATTCCTGGTGGATTAAGAAATACAAGTATTGGTAATAGAGTGGTACAAGTTGCCTTTGCAACATTTATAAGAGCGAAAGATATTTCATTTAGTGCAAAAGGTATGAAACCTGATACAAGAATTTTCCCTTTCTTTGATGGTGTAGATATATCAACATATGTAACACCAACAGGTTCAACAGCGGGTGCGGCTTTAACAACAAACGCAGCCGGTACTGCTACAGGTGTATTTGCTTTACCAACACCAACAAATGATGACAATCCAAAATGGAGAACAGGTAAGAGAACATTTAGATTAACTTCGAACTCATCAAATTCAAAAGTAGAAGGACTTGTAACTACATCAGCTGAATCAGACTACACAGCAAAAGGTTTAGTTCAAACAGTTCAAGGAACAGTAATCGCAACAAGAGAAGCACAAATACAAAGAACAACTGCTACAGACACATCACAAATAACGGGTGCAATTGGTACAAGGGTAGTAAGAGATACTACAGGTGCATGGTTTGACCCTGTTTGTCAATCATTTATGGTTGACCAAACCGACGGCATATATGTAACTAGTCTGGAAATTTACTTTGCAAGTAAATCAAGTTCAATACCTGTAACGACTCAAATTAGAACAATGGTAAATGGTTATCCAACAACAACAGTTGTACCATTTGGTGAAATAACTGTTGACGCTGCTGACATTAGTACATCAACCGATGCTGCTACGGCTACAAAATTTACTTTCCCTAGTCCTGTATTCTTACAGAATGGTATTGAATATGCTTTCTGTGTAATATCAAATACAGACGAATATACAATATATACTTCAAGACTAGGACAAACAACTCTAGATGGTACAAGATTAATTTCGCAACAACCATATCTTGGAAGTATGTTTAAATCACAAAATGCTTCTACATGGACTGCTGACCAAAATGAAGATGTTAAATTTAAAATTAATCGTGCTACATTTACAACAAATACTACTGGTACTGTTCATCTTGTTAATGATGAATTACCAACTAAAACATTAAGACTAAATCCTATAACAACAATTGCAGGTACTTTAAATGAGGCATTAGATACTAGTGAAACTGCAATTGATTTAGTTAGTACAAAACAGTTTCCTACTTCAGGAACAATATTGATTGGTTCTGAACAAATTACATATACAGGAAAAACTGCAACTACATTAACTGGTTGTACTCGTGGTGCAAATTCTACAACAGCGGCTACTCATAGTGATGGTGCAGCTGTAGTTTCTACTGCATTAAAAGTGCATCATAGAAATCATGGTATGCATGGCACATCAAACAACGTAACAATTGCTGGTGTTGCTTCTGGTACTTACAATGGTGTTGCTTCAACAAATATCAATGGCACATATACATCTATCTCAAATATTAAAATGCACAGCTATGTAATTACAGCACAAAATGCTGATTTTGCTACTGCATTAGGTGATGTTGGTGGCACTACTGTTACTGCAACAAGAAATATTTTATATGATGTAATTCAACCTGTTGCTGGTGTTATTCAACCACCAAATACAACGATTGGTTCTACATTAAGAGCAACGACTGGTAAAACACTAGAGGGCTCTGAAACAGAATTTAGTTTAACAACTGCTTCTGATAAAGTAGCAGTAGAATTAAATGAAGATTATTACTTCACAGGACCTAAACTTGTTGCTTCTGCAATCAATGAAACTAACGAGATGTCTGGTGGTAAATCTTTAAATCTAGATATTACATTAAACTCAACAGCAGATAATTTATCTCCTGTTGTCGATACAAGTAGATTGAGTACTCACTTAATACGAAATCATTTATATAATCCTGTTTCAGGAACTACACCAGATTTTGTTGCTGATACAGCAAAAAGTGGTGGTAGTTCTTCGGCAAAATATGTAACAAAACCAGTTAAATTAACTAACGACTCAACTGCATTAGATATTCGATTATCTGCTTATGTTCCTTCAACTTCGGAAGTTGAAATGTACTTTAGAATAACTGCAGCTGATGATGCTAGAAACATAAAAGAATTAGTATGGACGCCATTTAATGATGATGGTTCTCCTGATACATCTGTTACTCCGTCAGACGATAATATAACATTTAAAGAACACAAATATAGTGTGAGTGATTTGCCTACATTTACATCTTTTCAATTAAAAGTAGTTCTAAAGGGTTCAGTTAGTTCTTATCCTCCTAGAGTGAAAGATTTAAGAGGGATTGCTCTGGCAGTTTAATCATATGGGTGATACTGCTAAAGTACAAGGTCATACACATTTAATTAGAGATTTAAAATCTCAAGCAATTATCAATACTGATTCAGATGCTTATGCTCGTTATATGGCAAGAAAAGCGAAACAAAAAGTAAAAGATGATGAAGTAAGACACGTTATTCGAGAAGTTAATGAATTAAAAAACGATATGAGAGAAATAAAAAATTTAATTATAGGTATGGCAAATGGCAGATAGAAGTATAGCAGCAGGTGATACATTAAACAAACTTAGATTTGAATTTAATGGCACAGCAGAAGATATAGGAGATATTACAGG